TCGGCGCTCGGGCACGAACGCGGCGCGGGCATCGGCCGCACGAATTGGGAAACAGAGTATTATCCGGACAGGATGAGCAGGATAAAAAAGGCGGAATACGATGATATCCATTTTCGCAGTGAAAAAACAGGAAACGCTGGTGAAGATGAATGAAAGCAATAACTATATATCAACCATGGGCATCACTTTTGGCTTGCAGTGAAAAAAATATGAAACAAAACTGATTATATCAAGTAATGAAATAATATTAACGAATTAATGAAAGGAAGGTAAATCCATGATTTTAATTGGATACCAAGGAATAGGCAAATCAACGATATCAAGTAAGGAAAATGGATTTTTAAACCTTGAAAGTGGTAGCTTTTGGGTAGAAGGTGTTCAGGCGGATAATTGGTATATATCATATAGTACAATAGCGGAACATCTTTCTGAGCAAGGCTATTCAGTTTTTACGTCATCTCATTTGGTTGTTAGAAATCAATTGAGAAACAGTTCGCAAAGGAAAATTATTATATGTCCGGAACTTGGACTCGAAGATTTTTGGGTTAGCAAGCTGGAAAAGCGATATAACGAAACGCAAAATGAAAAGAATTATAAAGCCTACATGAACGCCAAGGAAAGGTACGCCGAGAACATACAGGAGCTTTTGGACGATAAAGATTACGAGAAAATTGTGATTTCTTGTGAAATATACGATCTTGCAAAACTAATAAATGAGTTCTGCGCATATGCAAAATGTCCTTTCTGCGGGGGTGAGGCAGTGATGTTATCGCGTTTTATAGGCGGGAGCTTTGGGCTTGGTTCGCATGATGTGTTCTATATTCGCTGTAAAGATTGCAAAAATAAAACTGAAGAATTTAAGGATAAAGAAGAGGCGAAAATAATGTGGAGTAGGAGGGTATAAACTTTTTATCCACCGTGAAGATGTAAATGCCGAAAAAATAAAGCAACATGACCTTGTTTCCAGAGCCGGTTCCGGCGAAAGGACGGCAGGGATTGTGGGAGGTTGAATTATGAGCAGGGACGAACGCGAATCGATCCGAACTTGGGTTAACGCTGGGGTTACGCCTTATTTGCGAGGACTTGGGAAAAACATTAACGACGGCCTCCTCGACTACATTGACGACGCCGAGAAAAATATAAAATTGCTTTTGGACGCCCTGGAAAAGTTGGAACCCGACGGAATTTCCCTAAATGGTAAAAAGGAGGCGTAAATGAACAATAATAATATCAACGCTTTGTTAATATGGCTCGATGAGATCAATATGTTATATGACGTTTCGACTCCGGGTGAATGGTTTGTAAAAGACGGTAAAATCGTTACAAACTCCGGATACGAAATCGCCGGAAGCGTCGGCCTTGTTGAGGACGCCGAATTCATCGTCAGCGCGAGATCGAACGTACACACTTTGATGGATACGATTCGAACACAGCACGAAAAAATATGTCAAATACAAAAATCCCTTAAAGACCAAAACATCGTAAACGAAATTATACTTATGGCTGAAAATTTGCTCGAAGATACAAATGAGCTTCATAAAGACCTTAAAAAATTTATCAATAAAACATCCGTCTTATCCGGAGTGAATAAAACGGCGTATACTGCAGGCAGCGAACGCCCGAAAATTACGCGTAAACCCCGCGTCGCTAAAAGCGTTTCATCGCATCGCGTTCCGCCGAAAGGCGGCGATTGATGAACACCGTCCAACCGATCCGGAGCAAGGCGCAGGTCCGGGACATCGCGGATTACCTGTTATCGTACAGTAAACGCGATTACATACTTTTTATGTTTGGCATATACTCCGGCCTGCGGATATCCGACATCCTCCCCTTAAAAGCCCGCGACGTGCGAAACCGCAACCGCCTGACAATCCGCGAAAAAAAAACCGCGAAAGAAAAGGCGGTTTTTTTAAATGCGGAGCTACAAAAGGCTTTAAAACCTTACGTAGAAAATCTTAACGATTGGGATTATCTTTTTCCGAGTCGACAGCAAGCGAGTCGCACGAGCAAGGACAAGAACGCGAGGCCCCTCACCCGCCAACGCGCGATCCAGATACTCAAGGCCGCGGCAGCCCGTTTCGGCGTTGAGGACGTCGGGACTCATACACTCCGTAAAACCTTTGGTTATCATATGTATAACGACACCAAAGACATCGCAACGTTGCAAACGATCTTTAACCACGCGTCGCCGTTGGTCACGCTGCGGTATATCGGGATCGACCAGGACCGAAAGGATAATCTCGTAAAAAATTTCAGTTTTACAAAATGATTAAAAGTAAACTCGAAATGTGTATATATAGAATATTAATGAAGAAAGATTTCGTTTTGAGTTTAACAGAATATAAAGATATGTAAAACTCGCCGGCGTTCGCCGGCCTATTCGGGGGTGATGAGGGTTGACGATTGAAACCTATTTGTCAGATGTTTTCGCGTTGGATAAATTGCGCATAGCCCGCGAAACGCAGATCGCAGATTTGCGGGATAAGCTGGAGTATGTCGGTAAGTCGACCTGCGGCGTTGTTAATCGGAGTTTGTACAAAACTGACCGCGTCGGCGATTTGACGGCGAAGCTGCTGGACACGATAAAAGACTACGAAAGTGACCTCGACAGGCTTGTCGACGTAAAAAATCAAATAAAGTCGATGATAGACGATATCGAGGACGTACGGTATCAGCTGATCCTCACCGAGCGTTACATCAACCTGCGTAGTTGGGACGAGATAGCAGACATGACCAACTACAACATAGATTATGTCATATACCGCCTTCATCCGGATGCGATAAAAAAAATTAAAGAAGTTAAAGAATATAAATAATTCTACATGGTAATGTGTATCATCACATTTTTATGTTTAACGATAGCGATTGGAGTGTTAGTCATGGGCAGCCGGGCGTTGCATGAGTGCTTGGCTATTGGCTGCCATACCCTTACAAAAGACAGCTACTGCGAACTGCATACCAAGGACAAGCCGCAGCCGGATTATCGAAAAGAAGCAGAAACACGCAGACCGAGCGCACACAAAAGAGGATACAATGGTCGGTGGCAAAGGTACGCTAAGGTATATTTGGTTAACCACCCCCTATGCGTTACATGCCTTGAAGCCGGCAGAGCTGTCGCAGCAAACGTGGTCGACCATATCAAAGACCACAAAGGCGACGCCAGGTTGTTTTGGGATACGGAAAATCATCAAGCGTTGTGTCAGACGCATCACCATCAAAAAACCGCGCGAGAAAATAACTAAGAATTAAGTTAAAACAGATTTGTACCCCCAGCAAGGGGGTATACCTATTTCTGGGCGGAAAAAAAATAGACCGCGGCCCCGTCTGAACTGTGAGAAATCATCCGAGAATGAAATTATATGGAAATGTCTGGGAGGTGGTGTTTTGGCCGGAAGAGCGGCAAAATCATATCTGCAGATCGTCGAAGAGAAGAAAAACCATATCACGAAGGCTGAACTCGACTTTCGGAAGGAACATGAAGAGAAGTTAAAATCGAAATTAAGGATACGGTGCAAATTTGACAAGAAGAGGTATCCGGAGGCGTACAAGGAATTCCGGCGGCGAATGGAGATCCTCCGGGCGATAGAAAAGGACGACGCGATCTACGAAAACGCCGTCAACCGGTACGCCGTGATGTACCAGGAAGCGTTATGGCTGGAGAACGAAATATCCGAGTACAAGGCCGACGTCATGGAGATCAAGGACCTGGAAATGGCCCCGGACGAAAAGATACTCGCAAAGATAAAGATACAGGACGTCATCAACGCGCTGGACCGGAAGCTGATGGAGAAGCGCGACGCGATGCTGAAGATCGAGCGCGAGATGGCGATGACGATATCCGCGGCGTTGCGTGCGATACCGAAGAAACCGCCCGGGAAGCCGAAAAAGGATACGGACGATTTATTTTAAAACGAAAACCCTATAGCGCCCGGAAACGGTATACGGCTGAGCCGGCTGAGTCGATCCGTTTCCGGGCCACATGCCTATATAGCAATCCGTGATAATTTGGTCTATGCGGCGGGCGTTTGCCGAAATTGAGGCCGGCGTCATGCCATAACCGAATATTCGAAATATATGGCGGGCAAGGTATCCGCCGAAAATCGGGCGCGGAAAGGCGCTTTTTTTATGGACAAAGACGCGGGGTATAAACCCAAGAAAAATAAGCACCCGGCGACGGCGTACGCATTGTCCGTGGTCAACGGGACCATCGGATGCAGGATAGGCGCGTGGGAACGGCTCGCGTGCGAACGGCACCTGAACGACCTGAAACGCCAGAAGTCGGCCGGGTTCCCGTACGTCTTCGACGAGACGCGGGCGAACCGAGTATACGACTGGTTCCAAAAGGTCTGCCGGCACGTGGAAGGCGTCTTCACCGGCCAGACGATACGGCTGATGCCGCACCAGTTTTTCGACCTCGGGATGATCTTCGGCTGGGTGCACAAGGACACCGGTTACAGGCGGTTTCAAAATGTTTACAAGAAAGTCGCGAGGGGTAACGCCAAATCGATCGAGATGTCGGCTATATGCAATTACTCGATGTGCGGGGATTACTACTATCCGCCGTACAAGCCGCAGCTCAGGCGCAAGGGCGGGTATCCGGCGGTGGAGTGCGCGGCGGTCGACAGGGAGCAGGCGCGGATCGTATACGACAAGGCCAAGATAATGGCCGAGAACAGCCCGGAGATAATGGAGTTTTTGACCGTCAGGCGCACTTACGTCGAGCACAAGGAGCTGCGCGGGCACATGAGGGCGCTCTCGAAGGATACGCGGAACAAGAACGGTCTGAACCCCGACCTGGTGGTGGTGGACGAATGGCACGAGCACCCGTCCCGTTTCATCGTGGACGTCTGCCGGTCCGCGTTTGGGAAGAAGCCGCAAAATTTGATGATAACCATCACCACCGCGGGCGTGGACGCCGAAAACAACTCCTGTAAGGAGGAGGAGGACGCCATATGCAAGGCGATCCTAAGGGGCACGATAACGAACGAGACGTACTTCGTGATCATCCGCGAATGCGACGATGGCGACGACGTGCACGATTTCGCCAACCTGACGAAGTCCAACCCGATACTGCAGGCCGAAAACGCGTACTCCAAGAGGCTGCGGGAGGAGATCGTAAGCGAGCACGACACAGCGTACGACTCCAACATCCCGGATCTGATCCGCGAGTACCTGACGAAGCGAATAAACTGGTGGGCCGCCGGGAGCGAGGACAAATACTTCGACGAAGGCTTGATGGACCGGTTTAAGGGCCTCGCGGTAAGTCCTAAGGAATTGAGGGAACTTATCAAGGGGACGCAGTCGTGGATAGGCGCGGACCTTTCGAAATGCGAGGACCTGACCGCCGGGATATTCGTGCACGACCTCGGCATGGGGCGCATCGCGCTGAGCGCGAGGGGGTTCATTCCCGGGGAGGCCGTGAGGCGGCACGAAAAATCCGACCGAGTGCCGTACAAATCGTGGGCCGACGAAGGGTACTGCATCGCGACGTCGGGCGAGGTGACGGACACTAAGTACCTGGTCAAGTGGCTCACGGAATACCACAGGGAAAACGACCTGCGCTGCGGCGAGGTGGCGGCCGACCCCTACAACGCGTCGCAGTTTTTGAACGACATGGAAAACGAGGGGTATCAGCCGGTGGAGGTAAGGCAGGGCAAGTTTTCGCTTTCGGAGGCGACGAAGCTGTTCCGGCGGCTGGTGATGGAGGGTAAAGTCGTCCACGACGGCAACCGGACGCTGGAATGGTGCATCTCCAACGCGTACCAGGAGCAGGACAGCAACGAAAATATAAAATTGTCCAAGAAAAACGCCAAGGACACGCAGAGGATTGACCTCGCGGCCGCGGTGATAAACGCCCTGACGAGATACGTCGCGCACGCGGCCAAGCCGTCGGTTTACGAGGCCAGGGGGGTGAGGGCCGTATGAGGTATCTTAACGACATATTATTTTTGCTAGGGTTCGGCGCGTTCGTCTGCGGGGTCGGCTGCTACGACGTAAAGGCGGCGTTCGTCGCCGGCGGGTTGGTATTGATGGCCCTGGGGTGCCGCACGGCGCTGTCCTTCGGGACGGCGGACAACCGTCCGGACAACCGTCCGGCGAACAACCGCCCGGAAAACCGTCCGGCGGACATTCGTCCGGATAAACGTCCGGACGGCGAGGATATTGGCGACGACCCGGGCGGACAGACAAGGAAAAGGCCGAAGAGGAGCAGACCGAAGAGGATTAGGGGCGGTGGGCCGTTTTGATATTGGAAAGGCTTTTTCGCGGAAGGGAACCGGATGCGCCGCAGGGCCCCGCGGCGAAGTCCATATCGCAGGAGGAGCAGCAGATATTCAACGCGAGCGCGCCCGGGATAAGCGCGCTTTTCGGTTACGGGGGCTCGGCGGCCGGCGTGGCCGTGACGGAACAGACGTCTTTGCGGCTGTCGGCGGTCTACGCGTGCGTGCAGCTTTTGTCCCGCGTGATGGCGATGACGCCGTTGATACTGTACCGGGACCGCGGGATCGGCGATAAGGGCGCGTGTAAGGACAGGGCCCCGGACCATCCGTTATACCGAACGCTGAAAAGCGTGGCTTTCGGCTGGATGCCGGCATACCAACTTAAAGAGTGTATGATGATAAGCAACCTGCTGTCGGGCAACAGTTACGCGTACATACACCGGGACAGACAGGGCAGGTGCGTCGGGCTGCAGTACATGCCGCATAAATACGTCACGGTAAAGGTCGACGGGAAAAAAAGCGAGAAGGAGTACGCATACAGGGTAAACAACAGGGAGTACGTTTTCGGCGAGGACGAGGTCCTGCACGTGCCGGGCATGGGTTACGACGGGATACGCGGCCTGTCGCCGATCGAGATGGCGATGGACGCGATCGGCAAGGGTCTGGCGGTGCAGGAGTTCGGGAGCAAGTTTTTCGCCAACGGGATAAACCCGGGCGGGGTTTTCGAGCATCCGGGCGTTTTGGGCGAGGACGCGCACAACAGGCTGAAAGCCGATCTGGATTCGCGGCGGGGCCCGGGGAATTCCGGGAAAACGCTGATTCTGGAAGAGGGCATGACGTACCACACGACTGCGATATCGCCCGAGCAGGCGCAGTTCATCGAGACCATGAAGTTCACCGTGACGGACATCGCGAGGATATTCGGGGTGCCGCCGCATATGATCGCGGATCTGGAGCGCGCGACGTTTTCGAACATTGAGCAGCAGGACATCGCGTTCGTAAAATACTCAATGCTTGCGTGGTTCATCCGGTTCGAGCAGTTCGTCAACATGAAATGTTTGACCGAGGAGGAACGCGCCGGTGGGCTGTTCTCCGAATTTTTAGTGGACAACCTCCTGCGCGGAGACAGCCAGGCGAGATCCAACTCGTACAGGAACATGCGGCAGAACGGCGTCATCAACGCCGACGAGTGGCGGGAGCTGGAAAATATGAACGAGATACCCGACGGATTAGGCAAGGCGTATCTGGTTAACGGAAACATGATCTCGGTACAGGCGGCGATGGAGAACAGGCCGAGGAGCGCGGGCAACAGTCCGGACAACAGTCCGGACGGAAACTCGGGGGATGGGTCGGACGGAGGTAAGGGAAACACGGGTTGAAGCCCGTTATCGGCACGGGAACGGCGCAAAGAGGAGGGAACATGACATTGCTGGGCAGCAGGAAACTGGGATTTTACGAGGATAAAATGATGAGGGCCCGCCCGTCGGAAAGGCGGGACGTTTGCGCGGACGGAACGGAAACGCCGGTTAAACGCCCGGTTTATCGCGATCGCGGCGTTCATACGAAACGGACGGCGCCGGACGGTCCGGGCAAAAGAAACGGAGGCGGATCGCCTTGAAGATAAAAGGCCGGAGGAACGAGAAAAGCCAAAACCGGCGCGCGCGAGGATCGGAGGAATGAGTTTTTGACAGCGGAGGAATTTAAAAAGCTGAACAAGGAAAAGAAAACGGGCGAAAACCCCGCGCTGCCCGAGCACAAGGGATTTAAGCAACTTGCGCAGGTAAGCGCGAAGGACATAAGGGAGACGGACGCGGGGCTGGAAATAGACTTTACGATATCGACTTCGGCTGTGGACCGCGAACAGGACACGATACGGGTCGAGGGATGGGAACTGGAGAACTACAGGAAAAACCCGGTCGTCATGTGGGCGCACCTGTACAGGGACCCGCCGGTCGCGAAGAGCCTGAAGGAGTGGGTCGAGGGCCAAAACCTCAAGAGCCGGGCGCTGTTTCCGTTGAAGGATGCCTACAGGTTCGGGCATATGATAGGCGAGATGTACAAGGGCGGGTTCCTTTCCGCCGTATCGGTCGGGTTTCGTTCGATCGAAGCGCGCTGGGCCGCGGACGAAAACGAACGGCCCTGGGGCATAGACTACATGCGGCAGGAACTTTTGGAATACTCCTGCGTGCCGGTTCCCGCCAACCCGGAGGCGCTGGTGGAGGCGAGGGCCGCGGGGATCGACACGAAGGAATACCTGGAAATGACGGTGAGGTGCCTGGAAACGGGCGACGACCTGATACCGGCCGAAATGGCCGAGAGGGTATACAAGGCGCTGAAGACGAAAAGCGCTTTTTTTATGCCGGGAAAACCGGGGAACTCTGAAGGCGAAACCGGGGACAAGACCGCGGACAAGTCCGGGGAACCGTCCGCGGATGAGTCCGCCAAGGCCGCAAACGCGGCCTCATGTTTGGCGGGAGTTTATGCGGCGAGAGTGAAAATAAACGAAAACAGGAGGGGTTTGTATGAATTACAAAGAATTGGCTAAGGCCAAATGGAAGGAATATGCGGAGCTGGTCGCGAAACAGAAGGCTTTGCTGGATGCGAACAAGGACGGCCTGGACGAGGCGAAGGCCAAGGAGTTCGACGAGTTGCAAACGAAGCTGGACGCGCTGGCCAAGGAAACCGAACGCTACGAAAAGATGGCGGAGAACGAGGAAAAGTCCAACGCGACCGTAACGAACCCGTTGCCTTTGCCCGTACCCGGAAACAACGACAAGCAGGCGGACGTATTGGACGACGGCGGGTTCGCCAGCCTCGGGGATTTCGTCAAGGCCGTGCGTTTCGGCGACTCCAAGGGCAGGCTGAACAAGGCCGACATGGTCGGCACGGACGACAACGGCAATAACGAGGGCGGGTTTCTGGTGCCCCCGAAGTATTCCGAGCAGATCCTATCGCTGGAAATAGAAGGCGCGTTCGTCAGGAATTACGCGACCGTTTTGGGCGCGGATCCATCCACCCCGGACGCGAGGGTGACTATCCCCGCGATGGACTACTCCGTCAACAACTACGGCGGCGTGGCGGTGGACTGGGTGGAGGACGAAGGCGGGGAAAAGCCGCAGACGGACATGGCCATGACGATGGTAAACCTCGTCCCTCACGAGATCGCCGGATGGATAGCCGTATCGGACAAGCTGCTGCGCAACAGCAGGGCCGCGGAGCCGATCATCACGCGAAATTTACGCGAGGCGCTGCTTTTCGCCGAACAGGACGCGTTTCTGCACGGCGACGGGGAGGGCAAACCTGCGGGCGTGCTCAGCGACGATAACAAGGCGCTGGTTTCCATAGCGCTCACCAAAGCCGGGACCGTCGGGTACAAGGACCTTATAACCATGCGCACGAGGATGACGCAGCCGAGCTACCAAAAGGCCGTATGGGTGGTCGACCAGTCGCAGATGCTGAACATATTGAGTTTGAAGGACGACGCCGGCAACCTGATATACCTGCCCGGCACGATCACGACCGGAGGCGTGGACATGCTATTAGGCCGCCCGATCGTGTGGAGCAACGCAAACACGGGCATCGCCCTGATAGACTTCAGCGCGTACCTGGTACAGGACGGCGCGGGCATATACCTCGGCGCGTCGGAGCACGTCAGGTACACCAAAAACCAGACGGTAATCAAGATTTTCCGTTATGTGGACGGCGCGCCCTGGGTCGTGAACCTATTGAAGTTCCCCAACAAATTAGAGCTGTCGCCTTATGTATTGCTCAAGGGCACGATAATAGAGGACGGGAAAAAGGCGGCGGAATAAAACGAAGGCGGAAAGGCGGGCGGGCATATGCCGTTGAACGGGGATAGCGGAGATAAGGGCGGCATTGCCGCCGCGGTGAATCTGGAAACGGTCAAAAGGCATTGCCGCGTAGACCATGACGAGGACGACGAACTGTTGCTGGGATACCTGGAAGCTGCTGTCGAATACGCCGAAAAGTTCCAAACGAAAAACTACGAACGGACGTATGTAGATGGTAGACGGGCGGCATCGGGAACCGGGGGCGACGAGGGCGAAGCATCCACTGTTGAAGAAATGAGCTGGACGACAAGGCAAGCCGTGCTGATGATGGTTAACTACTGGTACGACAACAGGGATTTGAGCTGGACGAACACGGCTAATATATCTCAGATGACGTCCCAGGACAGGACGATGCAGGCGGTACACAACCTGCTTTATTTTGACAGGACGGTACGGATATGACCACGGGGCAAATGCGCGAGATCATTTGCCTCATGGCTCCGAAGGATTCCGGGGACGCATATGTAAACGTGCCCGACGACCCGGATAATATGGAGTTGATCGCGAGGATCCGGGCGAAGAAGGAAGACAGGATATCGCCGGCGCTGTGGGGCCAGAAAGCGTTGGAAAGCAGGGACGCAAGACAATTCATCGTCAGGTACAGGGAACTTTACCGCAAGGGCGTAACGAAAATCGTACACGGTGAGGACGTCTACACGGTGACAGGAGACGCGGAGCTGGGCAACGGCAGGCAGTGGCTCGCGTTACTGGCGGAAAAGACGTCCTACAAGGGGATTTAATGGGAAACAGCGTTACGTTTGACGAGGACGGGCTGGACCTTAACAGCTTTTTGTTGGGGATCGAAAACGAATGCGAAAAGTCGAGAGACGCTTGCTTGAAAGCGCTTGGCCAGGTCGCTATGGACAACGTAAAAAGAAACATGACTAAGTCCGAAAGGAAAGATAAAGAAGGCCAGGAAAGCGGAAGCGAAAGACCGCACATGAAAGACGACGTAAAGATGCAGATAAGATTTGACAAAATGGATTTAATAAAAAGTGCGGTAGTAAAGGGCGGCAAACGGACCGGAACGCTTTGGCATATCGTCAACGACGGGACGTACCGCAGCCGCGGCACGCATTTCATGGACCGCGCCCTCGCGGAGACCGATAACGTGGCGGAGGGGATAATCGACGCCACGCTGGCGTTTTTGGAAGGCTAAAATATGGACCTTGTGGAATATTTTGAGGTGAAACTGAAAAAAATCGGGCTGCCGATCAAGTACCTTATCCGCCTGAAGCCGCCTTGCGTTTGTTTTGAGATATTCGACGAACAGGGCGCGCTTTTCGGCGACGGGACGGAAAAGGTAACTTCCGGCAGGCTGCAAGTGGATATATTTTCGGCCAAAGCCAGCGATATGCGGGGTTTGCGAAAAAAAGCGATAAAGGCGGTGCTTGGGGAAGAAGAAGACGAAAATGTCAAAGCTTCCGAAACCCTCGAAATTGTGATAATGAAGTCATATCCGGACGAAACGAAGTTTGAAGACGACGTGAAACTGTACCACCACGTCGTTGTTTTTAATTTTGAATATCTAACCGAAAGCGAGGTTATATGATGGACGATAAGACAAATCCGGGGTTTAGGATCAACGTAAAAAAAATGACGTTGTTCCCCCTTATAGAAGATTCGGAAGGGCAGGAAACGACGTACTCGGAGAAACCGGACACAATACCCGGAACTATGCAGCTGACCATAAAACCGAATCTGACCAGCGGAAAGCTGTACGGGGACGGCCATGTAAGGGACGAGCAGAACGTCGTCATGTCGTTGGATATAGATGTGGAGCACAATAAATGGCCATTGTCGTTAGTCGCGAAATACTCCGGCAGCGATATTATAAAACACGGAGTACGAACTAACGTAAGCGACCAGCCTATAAATTTCGCGATGGGCTACTGCGTGGAACTGACCGGCGGAGGGGAAGAACTGACTTGGCTGTATAAGTGCAAGATCGCGCCGAGTGATAAAAACGCGCAGCAAAGGACCGAGAGTATAAATTATTCGACCGACAGATGGATCATAAAAGCTTTGCCCCTGGAGTATAACGGGGATATCAAATTTACAGTAGACACTTCGGACCCCGAAATGGGATTCACGACAGAAATGGCTAAAACATGGTTGGACGAGGTGCATGTCCTGCCGCCGAAGGGCGAGGAAACCGATCCGCCGGAAAGATACGCGACCGGACAAACGTCCGGACAAACGTCCGATAACGCCAAGATCGACGAGTAAGCAGCCGGGTGCGAAAGGATATGACAGATAAAATGGCTAAAAGATTTGCGGTTAGGCCGGTGGAGCCTCTTATACTGGAGTTTGCGGACGGGACTGTCAAGGAGGCGGCGCTGACAAACGAAGCGTTGATGATTTTATTCGAGGAATTCGGCGATTTGGGCGATTTACTGGAATCCGAGATGACCAAGCCAATGGATTTTGCCGCGAAGATATTATACGCGGCGATGAAAGTGATGGATACCACGGTCACGCTGGAGATGGCCAAGACCGTGGTGCTGGGCGGCGGCGTGGAGTTGATGATGCAGGTATACGACATGTTTTCAGATAACCTCGGCACCATGTCCGAGGACGAGTTAAAAAAAAACTTGACGCCGATAGTGAACAAATACCTCAAAAAATTGCGCCAATAGACATGGACGCGCTGTACTACATCTACTGCGTCGTTTTGGGACAGCCGGAAGTCAGTTTTTATAAAGGATCGCTTAAAAAAGTAATTTACATGATAGACAGGCACGCGGAGAGACTCGGGTATAACCCGCAAGGGTATTATCCTGACGGCGAAAGAATCATCGACGTAAACAGCATGCGCGATATAGACGCGCACATAAGGGGTTAAAAGCATGGCCGGATCGAAGGGTTATTCCCGGACAATTACAATAAATTTTGATTATACGCAGGTCACGGGCGGCGTCAAGGACGTCAACAAGCAAATGGCGCTGCTGGATTCCGAATACCGAAAAGCGTCCGAAGGCGCAAAGCTGTACGGAGGCGCGTCAGAACAAACCGTTATAAAACAGGAAGCCCTTACGCAAAAAGTAGGCCTCCAGTCCATTAAAGTGGACGAACTGAGAAAAAAATACGAGGAATACTCCGAAAAACTGGGCGAAAGCAATAACACCACTATTAACGCCAAGACGAGTTACAATAACGCGGAAGCCGCGCTCGAAAAATTGAAGAAGCAGTTGGAGGCGGCCAACCGGGAAGTCGAGAAACAAGAGGGTTTTGTAGGAAACGTTATAACGAAGTTTAACGATTTTAAAACGAAGGCGAACGAAGTCGGAATAGACGTAGACAAATTGGCGGACAGTTTTTTAAAGGCGGGCACCATGCTGACGGGTGTCGGTATTTTATCAGCCAAGATGGCGATGGATTTTGACACCGAAATGGGTAAGGTAAGCGCGGCGACAGGCAGAACGGGCGACGATCTGGATAAGCTCAAGGACATCGTCTTGAACACGTCGGACAAATACGGGATTGCAGCCGGGGAAATGGCCGCGGCAGCGCAGCGCGTCGCGTGGGATTGGGAAAACGCCGGGGAGAAGCTGGACAACGCCGCGAGGCTGTCAACCGTCAGCACGTCAAGTATGGTGGACTCGGTGAAGCTGCTGGAATCCGTGGCGACGGCGTACGGGTCCACAATAGACGAACAGACCCAACTGGTGGACAAATTGGTGGTGGCGTACCAGCGCGGCGAGTTTTCGATGGGCGAACTGGGGCAGAGTTTCGGTCGGGTCGCATCCATCGCGGCGGAATCCGGGGTATCGATAGACGAATTGCTAGCCATAATATCGTCCGCGACGAACGTCGGGGCATCGGCGAGCGAAGCCGTGACAGGATTGAGGCAAGTCATCAGCTCAATTGTAAAACCATCGGCTGAAGCTAAAAAAATGGCGGATGAGCTCGGGATAGAATTCGACGCGCAGGCGCTAAAAAGCAAGGGACTCGCCGGGGTTTTGGATACCGTGCGCGTGGCGACGCGGGGCAATACGGACGATATGGCTAAATTATTCGGAAACGTCAACGCATTGGCGCAAATCATGTCTATAGCCGGCAGCGACAACGCTTATTACAAGGATTCGCTTTTATTAATAAAAGACGCGGCGGGCCAAACGGATACGGTGCTCGAGGCGATGAACACGCCCGCAAAACATTTAAATGACGCGATAAACAGGCTGAAAAACGCTTTTATCGATACTGGCGGATCGCTCCAATGGATAGTGGAGGTCGCGGCGAAATTATTAAATAGATTAGCCAGCATATCGCCCGCCGCGGTTAAAACCGGCACGGCGATAGGACTTTTGTTAGTTGTATTAGGCGGGGGATTTAAAGTATTGACTACTATGTCGACCATGCTTCAAACGCTTGCTACATTAAAAATGTTTTTTACAAAGCAGGTCATCGCAAACACGACGGCGCAAACGTTCAACACCGCCGCAAATACGGCCAACTCGACAAGTCAGGTTGTCGGCGCGGCAACTGGTAAAGTTTTAACGACTACGAACACGATGCTGGGTATCAGCTTTCAAAGGTTATTGATACCGATGCTTATAATTTTGGCAATTATCGCCGCGATAGTCACGGCTTACATACTTTTAAGTAAAAAATCGAAAAACGCGGCGAACGACGTATCCAATTCAAACGATGAAATCAGAAAATCCATGGAGGATACGCAAAATTATTGGAAATATCAATCCTCCTCAAATCGCGGAGGCATTACCGGCGCACCGCAATGGTCCGGTTACAGCAACGCCAGGGGCACGTCATATTCGCGGGGCGAGCGGTCGCTGGTGGGCGAAGAAGGCCCGGAGCTGGTGGACCTGCCGCAGGGGTCGCAGGTGAGAACGGCTGCAGTTACACGCGGGATGATGTATAACAGATCGCTTGCCGGGAATAAAAACGCGTCCGGATCGGAAATGGTGCAGAATAATTATCTACAGGTAAAATTTGAGGATATCGACCAGGTATATAAACTGACGCAGCTTTTTGAGGATTTTGCGCATAACGTGATAGTGGTCGAAGGAGTGTAATATGGCGGTAATTACATGCCCGCGACAAGGCTGGACCAGCGGCAGGATTTACATGTCCCATGCGATGGTAAACGGCTCATGGACTTATATCTCGTACGGCAGCCGGATCAATTTTGACATATCGCAGTTAAGCAACAAGGTTGTAAAACTGGACAGCCTGCGGCTGATAGGGCGGGCGACCGTAACATCCGTACTCGATAACAGTGTTTGGGGCCCGAGCCCCGCAAGGCCGACGGTAAACGTATTTTATAAAGACACGGGACGAAACACGTCTTTAATCACGAGTTATCAAAAGGGCACCATCGATATAAACGTCAATCTGACTTCGTTACTGCCGAAAGTTTCGTTTATACAAGACTCCATTCAAAGCATATGGAATGAGATAAATTTTAGCAACCATCCGTTGGGGTGGAACGACAGCGTAACGTACCAAAACAATTTAGTTTTGGAGTTCACCGGCACCTTTGAAAATTACGCCCCGTTGGCGCCCACGTTTTTGTCGCCGACGGCTCCGCAAAGCCCCGTTTTATCAATCAGATTCTCCTGGATTTTTAACGACGTGCCCGGAAGCCCCTTCAAGCAGACCGGATCGCAATTGGAATATACCGAATCCGGCAAGCAACCGGTCACGGTAAATATATCGGGCGCGACAAACCAATATACAATGCCGGCGAACACCTTTACCGCGGGTTCGGTATCCTTCCGCGTCCGCAGCAGCTGTAACGGCGTTTGGGGGCCGTGGTCCTCCACCGCTTCTTTTACCTTAACCGACGCGTCGCCTTTAAAACCGGTTTTGATTTATCCCCTGAACGTATCGGTAAACGGGGCGAATGGGGTTTTGCTGGAGTGGCGCTATAACAGCTCTTTCGATACGTTTCCGACGCGTTTCGATATACGGTACAGGTTGGACGGCGGAAATTGGATAACTAAAACCAACAACAGCTCCGGAAGCACGCCCGCGAACAACTCCGTAATGACGGACCCGATCGTAACGCAAAACCGCGTCGAATGGCAGGTGCAGGCACGAGGCTTAACGGGCACCACAGGCCCGTGGTCTGACGTCGGGCAGTTTAACACCGTGGGCGTACCCGACGCGCCCGTTATAGTAAACGTCAGCAACTCAAACCTTCCGACAGTAACCTTTTCCGCGTCCAGCATAAGGAGCTGGGAACTCGAAGTTTTACAAAACAACAACATTTTTTACGCCACGGGCGTAAGAGCTTTTATAAATGAATTCACCCACAAGATAACCCGGATAATAGAAAACGGCAATTACCTCGCGCGTATGCGGGTAACGAACGTGCACGGGTTAAATTCCGCGTGGGGATTTTTGGCTTTTAATATCGAGGCGTACGCGCCGGAGCCGTTAACGCTAAGTATCACATGCAATCAACGTCTTTTTATAAGGCTGCATTTTAATAACGCCGAAGAGAAGACGGTCTATGTTTACCGGTCCGTAACGGGGAAAAACGAATACCTGCGGATCGCAACATTAAGGCAAAGCGTGTTTGACGATTACACGGTAAGGCCCAAACAGCGCTATGAATACTTCGTCCGCGTTTTAAACGACGAGTATAATTTTGCGGACAGTAACAAAGTAACGGGATCTGTATCCTTTTCGGAAACGGTTATCGCCGAACAGGATAACCCGCATAAAATGATAAAATTCTTGTACCAACTGGACAACACGCCGAGTAAAAACGTGTCGTTCGACTTTAATAAAACGTTAACGAATTTTATTGGACGGGAAAGCCCCGTTTTACAAATCGGTAGTTTTTCGAGTAAGACCGCAAATTTTGCATTTTTTTGTAAAGTTTCGGAATATGAAAAACTTGAAAATTTTCATAAAAACAAAAAAGTTTTAGTTTTGAGGGATCGGCGAGTTGGCGTTATCTACGGGACGATAATCAGCCAAATAAGCGTTGCGATGAATACCAACCCAGCGTACAGGGACATGTGCTCGATATCCTTTTCATTCGTTCAGACGGATCATATCGAGGAAGTGGAATTGTAATGAATAACTTAAGCAATTATTCAAACAATCAAATAAAGGACGCTCTATTTTTTAAAGATGGAGTCAGAAATATATCGTTTAAGTATGACCTGATGGACCTTAACGATATAAAAATTGGCGAACTGGACGGGATAACCGGTAAAGTATCATTCGGCGAGTTTAGGACCATAAAAAGGTCAGCGACTTTTCAATTAAACGAGTATTTGCAAAAGGAAATTAACTATTTTACCGACCAGATACAGCCCTGGTTTATCCTTCATATGCCCGACGGCGGCGCGGTGGAGTGGCCGTTGGGGATTTTTATGTTGGAATCCCCAAACCGCATAACCAAGGACCATATATCCACAAGGGAGATAGGCGCATACGATAAAACGCTGGTGATAGAAGAGGATAAGTTTATGAACCGTTACTTTATCGCATCGGGCGCTAACTATGTTGGGGCGATCGTAAGGATTTTGAATGAAACAGGTATAACCAAAGTATCTATAACCAGCAGCAACTTTTCCCTTTCATCGGAAAGGGAATTTTCAATAGGTACGAAAAAAAAAGAAGCCATAAACGACTTACTACAGGAGATAAACTACACGTCCATCGGAGTGGACGAAAACGGCTACTTTTTTTCCCGGCCATACATAGAACCGGCGTATAGACCGGTAACGCACGAATATAATGAAGAGAAAAACAGCATATTCCACCCGGAATATACGGAAAACCTTGAAATTGCGGGCAGGGCGAACGTTTTTATCAGGATAGCCATGGATTTGACAAACGAACAGGAGTACGTTTCGCAATTTATAAACGACGATATTTTATCTCCATTATCAACGGTCAACAGGGGTAGGCATATCGTGGATTTTGAGGAGGTGGACGGCATCGCAAATCAAACAGTGCTCGACGATTTTGTAAAACGGATCGCAATCGAAAGCACGTCCGCGTACAGTCACCTAACCTTCGATACCGCGCTTATCCCGACGCACGGAAGCGCCGAAACCCTGTACTTAAATATTCCGTCCGTATTTGATACCCCGCAACTGTTTTCGGAAACGTCCTGGGATATGGACTTAACGTATGACGGTAAAATGAAGCACGAAGCGCGAAAGGTCGTTTATCTGTGATACCCACAAAAAACCAGTTTTGGAAAGACCGTCTGTCAGGGAAAAGAAACAATAAAACGGTGAAGGTTGAATATGCTGAAGTTATGAGCATATCCAACGGAAACCCGACGATCAAGTTTATAGGAGAAGAATTGCCCAGCAGCAAAAAGTTTAAATTATTAAAAAGTTACACTCCGGCAATTGGCGAATGGGTACAGATAGTGGACGACGTAATACAGGGAGGATTGAAGTAATGATCGAAAAACTGATTGAACTGGATTTTGACGAACCGGCGCTGCAGAAAACCAATATTTTATTAAACCAAGCCAGCAGCGACAGTATAATTTTTCGGTTTCGGGTGTATAAAAACGCGACGGAAGTCGACTATAACGACTTTATAAGGGCTGAGTTGGTTTTCCGGAAACAAAACGGGCAAAACGTTATAGACGACGGGAACATCGGCATATCCGGGATCACGTACGCGCTGCGGAATGAACTGCTCGATACGGTGGGAACCGTTTTAGGGTATGTCACGCTTATATCGATAACCGGCATAGAAGCGACGCTGCACTACAGTTTTTCGGTGGTATCCGATTTAATAGATTTTGAAAATGTAAGGAATTCCTATATAAAAAGGATTGAGGATTTTATTGAGGAAATCAAGAATGCGGCGTCGATGGAGGCAATACTACAGATAGTCGATGAAATAAACAGGATTGTAGCCGAAGCCCGCGAAATATTGGAAGGATTGCAATCGGACGCGTTTGTATCGGTAGAGCAGTTTAACGAAAAAATAGGCGAATTAAACGAATTAATAAATAATATAAATGCCGAAAACATATCGGTTAACCCCGACGGAATGCTATTAATTAATAAAAATCCGCAAGATGGTCTGTTAACCCCTATGATAAAAGAAAATTTTGTTGCCGTTACTGCGCAAATGGACCATATTGCGCAGGAGAATCTGTTAATAAATGGCAGTTTGCAAGTATGGCAACGCGGCGATACGTTTACAAATCCAAATAGACTGTATACCGCCGACCGGATGCTATGTAACGGCACGGGGATCGTGACGAAGCACGCGAACGGAATGCAAATAACGGGTAATATTAATCTTCGTTACATCATGGAGGCGGCCGATTTTAAAGCCATCTCCGGGAAAACCGTTACATTGTCATACTCAAAGGATGGCGTGACACAACCGCCGTTGACATATAATGCGGCGACTGCGAGGGTAGTTGATATAAATCTTACAGCGGGAATATATAATTGGTTTAAACTCGAAAATGGTGATAAAAATACTCCTTATAAATCAAGGTTAATATCAAATGAAATAGCATTATGTCAACGGTATTACATAAGATATGGTGATAGATCCGGCAATTATTTTTTTTCTTTATGTCAAATGTCAAGTAATATATATGCAGTAGCAATATTTCCATATTTTAGTCAATTAAGTACAATACCAACTTTACAAAGTTCAAATTTTGTATCAAACAATTTTTCACTTTTAATAGGAGCAACATTAATAGAAATTTCTGGTATTGCAAATTTACAACCAAACGATTCGTTCGCGCATGTTACATTTACGGCATCTGGTTTAACTATAGGTCAAGCAGGACGCATATTTTTTCAAAATAACGCCTGGTTAGCTTATGACGCGGAAGTACAGGATGTCGGGGTTTATAACATTCATTACGTCAGATTGGACGAATCCGGCAGCGTCGCTTACGGTTTTTCGGACGCCTTCGAAGAGTCGCAACCGGGCGATATACTTATAACTGATAGAGGCGGTCGCCATTTTGAGATTGACGGCGAAATAAACCCGACGATGTCGGATTATGCCGGCGCGTATTTATACAAACACGAAAACGGACGGGTCGTGAAAAATAAGGATTAAACATCCGTATCAACGATATTTTCAAATGTAGTTTCATCACCCCAAACTTTTAATATAATTTGTTGTATATCAATTTTATCTTTTAATATATCTTGTAGTTGCAAACGGCCAAAATCGGAATTCATAACAACAGAACGCCATTTGTTATTTGAATTTGTTTTTAAAATTTCTACGCAATTAATGGTTAAATTTTCAATTATTATTTCATCTTTTTTAGTTGTATTTTTTATATCAGGTAGACTACGTAAATAAACACCCGTACCGTATAAAACGCAAACGGCGGGCATGCCTGTTATATCTACAAAAGCAGAGAGTGATGGTGAACTACGAAAAACTATTTGATTTGAGGTAAGGATAGAACCATTTATTGCAAAGACACTGTTAAATGGTGTTGCGCGAGTTACGGTAATTGAATTTGCGTTACTATTGTACCAATCCCCATTCCAAACGTCATATGGTAAACTGTCAACCTGCATCCTGCCAGTTGGCGCGGTATTTATACTTTGTGTTTGTATCAAAAAGAATATTTGTACTAAATTTCCTATGGAAACGTATGCGCCAAATTGCGTAGTATAAGTTAAACTGCCGCGCACATCTGCTCCATGTAATGCAGGTGTCCAACTACCTACTTCATATGGCAATTGATTGTGCGCAATTTGGTCCATTTGCGCAGTAAAAAAAGTTACTTTACGGCCGTTGTTATAATCCTCCCAAATAACCTTGGGAGGTTTTTATATGCCAATCGACCACGAAACCACCATCGCCCGTATAGCCGCGGCCCTGATCCGCCGCGGGGTAGACGACCCGCAACTTGTATCCGAGATACGCGACATCGTCCGGGACGGCTTTCGCTCAGAATTCGCCTTCCCTTCCGACCAAATTTTTTCAACCGAAGCCTCCGAAACCGCGTTTCCATTTATATCGTCCGACATTTGGCAAAAATCCGAAATGTTTCTCATGGCGAAACGTATCGACGGTCTGTCCGCCCTTACCCTCAAAAATTACAGACGCACGCTCCTGGCATTTTCCGCGGATCTCAACCGGTCAGTCAGCGTCGCGGACGTCACCGCGAACGACATCCGGTTTTTCGTCGCCCGCCTGGGCGAGACCCGCCGCGTCATGGACTCGACGCAGCAGTCGTACACGTACGTCCTCAAATCTTTTTTTAAATGGATGCACGTCGAGGAGATCATCCCGAAAAACCCGTGCAGCAAAATCAAGTCCCTCAAGATCGACTGGCGGCGGCGAAAGAAGGCCCTCGGCGCGGAGGACCTCGAACGGCTGCGCGGCGCGTGCGATACGCCGCGTAACAAGGCGATCGTGGAGTTCCTCTACTCCACCGGCTGCCGGCTGAGCGAGGCGGTCAACGCGGACGTCGACACGCTGGACCTGCACTCGCGGTCTCTCCGGGTCGTAGGCAAGGGCGATAAGGAACGCACGGTCTATTTCAGCGCCCGCGCCAAGGTCTGCATCGAAAACTACCTGCGCGTCCGCAAAGGCGAAGGCGGGCACCTGTTCGCAAGCAGCCGCGCCCCGTTCGGCAGGCTGTGCGCCCGAACCGTGCAGACCGAGATCAAAACCGTCGGCGAGGCCGCGGGGATAAAACAGGCAATGCACCCTCACCTGCTCCGCCATACCTTCGCGACCCACGCGCTCAAAGCCGGCATGGACATCACCGTAATACAAAAACTGCTCGGCCACGCGAGGATCGGCACGACGCAGATATACGCGGACGTCGACCAGTCCATGGTCGCCCGCGAGTACGCAAAACTTAATTTTTAAGCAGCCCAACCGGGCACGCCCGGTCTCGCCCGGCGCGGGGATATATAAAGGAGGATTTTATGAGATTCGTCAGAGGCTACAAGTCCGTCGCGCTGTTGCAAATACTCATGTGCGCGGGCTTTTTCGTCAACCCCGGGACCGACGTTTACGGCACGGTTTTCGGCGTCGCCAATTTTTTCGGCGCGGGCCTGATCACCGTCGGGTCGGCCCTGGCGTACTTTAAGCCGAAAAAATTGATACTGCGGGCACTCGTCGCGACGATGACGGCGTTGATCGTCTTTAATTCCTGCTGGTTTATCCTCGCGGGCGTCTTTTTTACGACGGGTTTCCCCCTCATCGGCTACGACCTGCTTTTTGTGGTGACCAACCTGCATTTTTTGGGATGGGGGTTGGATGTCGTATGACGGGCGGAATCAGTATAGAGTATATAATCAGTATGCTCGGCGGCGGCCTGGGCATTTTTATTATAAATTTAATCAACGACTGGCGCAAAGCCAAACGCGGCGACACGCAGGATGTGATCGGCGCGTGGCAGGAGATCGCAAACAGGGAGGCCGTCCGGTCGGAGGTCAGGGAGACGCGCGAAAGGGAGCTCACGGCAGAGCTGTATTCGGCAAAAGAATATATCGGTCAACTACTGACATTTATTACCGAAGCCGGGTTGAAAGCGCCGAAACGGTCGAAATAAGGATTGCGGAAAGGGTGTTTTTGCGTGAAAAACGACGCTTTTATAAAAAAAGTACTGGATATTTTTGCGAATTATAAGACGGTATACATGTGGGGATGCTTCGGGCAGCCGGTCACGGACGCGCTTGTCGCCGAAAAAACGAGGCAGTACCCCACGTTTTATACGCAGGGCATACAGGACAAGCTGCGGTCGTTAGTCGGTAAAGGATACTTTGGCTTCGACTGCGTAAACCTGATAAAAGCCGTCGCGTGGGGCTGGTCCGGGGACGCAACGAAAGCCAACGGCGGCGCGGCGTATTCGACGAACGGGGTGCAGGACGTCAATGCGGACATGATGATCAAGCTGTGCTTTAAGCTCACCGACGATTTTAAGGTGATCGTGCCGGGTTGCGCGGTGTGGATGCAGGGCCATATCGGCGTTTACATCGGCGACGGCAAGGTGGTCGAGGCGACGCCGAGCTGGGACAACCGGGTGCAGGTCACCTCGCTCGGAAACATCGGCAGCGTAGCCGGACTGCACTCGCGGAAATGGACGATGCACGGCAGGCTGCCGTTTGTGGAGTACGAGCAAAAACCGGGGGAAACCGGGCAAGCGTCCACGCTACCGCCCGGCGGACAGGCGTCCGGGCAATCGCCCGAGGTGACGAAACCTGATATACTGCCGTCGGACGGATACCCCGCGGACTCTGATCAGCCCCATTGGGCTGAAGGGTTTTGGAAATCTCTTAACGACGCCGGGATCCGGATACACGAAAAACGGTTCGAGGACCCGATCAGGCGGGGTGAATTGTTCGCGCTTTTGGATCAAGTGGTAAATAAAAAATAAGGAGGCGATTTTTTTGGAAAAGATAAATTGGAAAGCGAAACTGAGCAGCAGGAAATTTTGGACCGCGCTGGCAGCCTGGGCGACGGCGCTGTTGTCGGCGTTTAATTTCGCGGACAACGAGATCGCGAGGGCGGCGCTGATCATTTCCGGCATCGGGGCGCTTACGGTTTATATGCTGGCCGAGGCGACGGCGGACCGGAGGAAAAACGGGTGACGACGGCCGGCGGCGCGTTAGTGTTTTACTCGTGTCTATTATACATATCGGCGGTATAATATATAAAAAAGAACCATCTTTTTATATGACCCTCCCGGATGCACCCGGGAGGGTTTTTTTTATTCCGCGAAATCGGGCGGCTCGGGGGTTTTAGACTCCACGAACCATCGCAGGGTGTGGCCCGAGGCGGTGGCGTACTCCAAAAACAGTTTACGCTCCCGGCCGCCGATCCGGACGGTATATTGCAACCCTATCCCGCCGACCTTTGTCGACGCGAGGGGAATGGAGTCCAAAACGGCGTCGACCGGGTAGCGCTGACCGATCCAGTATATGGCTGTCGGGACGATTCGCCCGTCGGGCTGAAATTGCGCGTCCACCTTGATATATGCCTTGCTGTATTTTTCCATCGCATCATTTATTTTTTTATTCCGTTTGCGCTCCGCGGTTAAGTGGTTATCAAAAGCGTACGGGTAACCCATAGTATCACCGGGAGTAATGATAACATGGCGAACAAATGTTTGTATATAGTAACTTTTAGTAATATAATTGTAATGTAATATGTATTTACAAACGTATTTACATATGTTATACTAACATCATTAAAAAAGGAGGTGACGCAAATGGCAGATTTGACAGAAACACGCAAAAAAAAATCGTATACGATACGTCTCTCAGAAACGACTTTAAATGATATCGCATCAATCGCTGAAACCAAAAAATGTTCTCAAGCCGACGTAATAAACGTATTGATCCACGCTTACGTAAAAGGATACGAAAAAAAGGAAATCGAGGATGCGTTCGAATTAATGGGAAAGTAAGGAGATGTTGAAATGAAAATAACAAAATTGAACGGAATAATTTACGTAGAGTGTCCATATAATGAGAATTTTGTCGAAAGGATTAAAAACGCCGGCGCAAGATGGGATGATATGAATAAAGCGTGGGTTATGGATGACAGACTCATTGAAACGGCGAGGTTACTGCTAAAAGAGATTTTCGGCGAAGACGATACCCCGTCAAAAAAAGTAAATGTCCGGGTCAAAGCAAAAAACGAAATCCATAAAACACAAGGCGATGTGATGATTTTCGGAAAAATCGTTAGCAGTGCGAAAGGGCGCGACACCGGCGCAAGAATCGGCGAAAAAGTATCTTATGTAAAAGGCGGTCCAAAATCGGGCGGAAGCGTTAAAAATTGGAAATCTATAGTGCCGGAAGGAAGTATTATTAGCCTGCTTGATGTGCCGGAACTGTCACTACAGCAAGAAGATCCAGATTTACTTGAAAGTATAGATTATGAAGTATTTAACGCAATGCCAAATAAAATTGAATTAATTAACGAAAAAGAAATATTACTCGCGAGGATCGCAGAAATAGACGCCGAACTCGCAAAATAAAAAACGGAGGGATTACTAATGAAAAAAATCGACTTGATCTACAGGGCGACAGGAGAAAAGGGAGCCATTGATGGCGGCGGTATCCGTAAGGCATTTAAGGCCTACTGTGAAAGCGTAAGTTATAGTCCTTTTACAGGTGATAGTGCAGAAATTGTCGGAATTGATGAGGAAGGTAAAAATTTCATAAAAAATTGCCCGGTTGATTGCATAGTCGAAATCATCGGCGGCGATCCCGCCATATACCAGGCGGAGGTAAAGAAGTATAGTTAAAAATAACGTAAAAACAGGCAACTATGAGTTGCCTGTTTTTATTTGATATTGTTTCATTAAACAAAAAGAATAAAAGTAAATTTCAATCCACAAGAAACATTAAAAAAATAATGAATCTTGACTACGATACAAGTTTAATACTTTCGCTCCGTGTTGTCAAATCAATATATTAATTATTCCCGGTCCGATCATTCGGACCGGTTTTTTATAAAAATTTGTCACCTTTTTGGCACCATCATTTCGCCACAAGTGCAAATCTATGTAAACTATTGCAAACAAGGGATCAATAAAAATACATATTATATTACCAAAAAACCCCGATAAATAAGGAAAACCCCGTCTATTACGGGGCTTTCCTTACAAGCGCGAAACGGGATTCGAACCCGCGGCCCTCGCCTTGGCAAGGCGAATGTCGGAACGGATTCAATCGCCGATAATAAAGGTTTTTTTACTTATCTATCGAACAATGTGTCACCGTTTTGTCCCCTTGGTTTGTTTTTAATGGTAAAATAATCATTGATTTGTTCTGCGGCCCGGGTAAAAGATTCGTCAGAAATCGCCCGGTATCCGTCCGTCACGTCATAGGATTTGTGACCCATAAAAAATTTTTGCTCCCGTTCGTGGACCCCGGCGGCGTGGATGTCCGTCGCGTATGTGTGACGGAGGTAATGCGGCGTGATCTCGTCGGCAAACGGCGACGTTTCTATTAAAATTTTATTCCTGTACATTTTAGCGCCGGCGCTTATGTGGCATTGCCGTTTAAAAGAGTCCCACCACTCGCGGACAGTTGTGCCCGTCGCCCTCGACCCGTCCACTTTCGTAAAAACATGATCCTCCGGATTTTTACCCAGACATTGTTTTTCCAAAAATGGTATCAATATATCTGGTATCGGCGTTTCCCTTACGCCCGCCTCCGACTTGGGTTGTTTCAGCGAACCTTGATTTGATCTGAATCTAACTGCTTTTTGTACCGATAGCCGTTTTTTCGCAAAATCGACATTTTCAACCTTCAATGCCACGCATTCGCCGCGGCGAAGCCCGCACAAGATCATCGTCAGGACATACGCGCCGTGTTTATGGACCTGCGCGACGTTAAAAACGGTTTTGCATTCAAAATCCGTTAACGGTCTGCGGGGTTCCTCATCTAAATTTTCCGGCAAGTTCAATTTTTTCGCTGGGTTCATTTCTATGATTCCCTCCATTTCGGCGCAATCGAAAATCTGTCGGATCGCGATCCTTATTTTTATGACGGTGCCCTTTGCCTTTTTGGATTCATTTAATAGTTTCACCAGATGGGACGCCCGAACGTCTTTTATCTGCATGTGGCCGATAACGGGTACGATGTCCAGCCTTACCTTCGCGGCAAAATGGGATTTTAAATCGTTGGAGGCGTTGGTTTTATACGTTACGAGCCATCGATCGCACCATTCCGCGACCGTAATATTATCCGTCGAAACTCCTTTTTTATACAGACGCTTCGCTTCATCCACTTTTTTTAAAAACAAGTTATAGTTTTTATCGCGTACCGTGATCCGGTCCTGTTTACCGTTTAGCTTTTTTCCGACGACCCAGGTTTCGCGATAATATCCGTCTTTATTTCGCGTATACTTTGTTTTCATGGTTTTTCACCAATTTCGACATCCACATGACAATACGTCCAGTAAGCTATTTGAATTTGTTGACTATTTCGAACGTTAGTTCTATCATAAAATTGTTTCGAGGTGACTAATGGAAAATTCAAACGATAATGATGAATTGAAAATAGATGATATATACAGTATATTTTCTACGCTTTCATACATGGATAAGATTGCTATTTTGCGTTATTTGCTCGATCTCTTAAAAATTGCGCAAATACCGTAAGCTTGTCCTTATCTTCCGAGGATAAAATTCGGAAAATTTTTTTAAGTTCGACTTCGTTGATATTAATATCAAATCCATCCACTACGGACCCATCAGGTCCTTTTGTTTTTTCAATTGCATTTTCTATAGTTTCGATCGAATTAATGTAAGGCGTTGGATCGTCTATGCGCCCAAGTAAAAAATCCAAATTAACGTTAAAAAAATCCGCCATAAAGTTTAACGCTTCGCTGTCCGGGTCATGAAGTCCTCTTTCCCAGTTGGACAAAGTAGCCTGTGTTATATTCAATCTTTTGGCAAAATCTATTTGCCTTAATCCCTTTTTTTTCCTTAATAAACCAATGCGATTCATTATATCACCTAATATAAGTATATCTTATTTTTTTTATTAGACAATTTATATAAGATAAAATTATATTTTTTTTAAAATAGTATTGACAAATAAGATAATCTTATTTATTTTATTAGATAAACTTATATAAAAGATTATCTTATATCAGAGGTGGGCAGCAATGAATCAGCTTAGAGATTTGAGAGAAAAAGCCGGGCTCAAACAAAAAGACGTTGGTACTAAACTACGAGTAAGCCAAGGGGTTATTTCCCAGTGGGAACGCGGTTGTTGTTTTCCCAAGACGGAGCTGCTCCCAAAATTGGCGATAATTTATAACTGTACAATTGACGAGTTGATAAACCCGGAAAAAAAGCCTGACATTGCATGATTTTAGTTTATACCCTCAAGCTACTTTAATCTCAAGACCGAACAAAAATGAGTATTTATTCAACAAAAATACAAACCAAAAAAATAATGTAAAAAGTTTTGATAATCAAATAAACGTTACACGTTTAATTATTAAACCGTTACCTGTATTCGTCATCGCCAAAAAGACGCCGGTTGACTACCCGATAACCGGTTTTATCGTAGAAGTCGACGCTATATCCGTTATCAAACGGGATCTCATAATGATCGACCGCAACCCTTATAGCTTTTTCGGTCGTGCTTACAAAACTACGTTTATGGACATCGGAGACGGAATACCATGTATCCGCGACGACAACGGAAAAGTTTTTAAAATCATCGGAATACTTAATTGAAACGATAACGCCGTCAGAATAATTAACTATAACGGATAAATTATTTTGCAATTTAGGCTTTAAATACGAAACGACCGTATTGCGGACATCGACGCGGGCTTTGGACTGGCCGATTTCGCCGGCTATCAGAAACACGGCGCATAGAATAAAACAAAATAACGTTATCAACCTGCGGTTAAATCGCGAGAGCAGTTTTTCGCCGAAAAGAGCGCCGGTAAAAACAAAAATCAAAAAAAGACATAAAAACAACGATAAAAGAGACGCGGCGAACCGAATAAAAAAAGAAAATGCCAAAAAATCTACGGACGGATGCCCAGTTAAAAGTGGGTTATTGATTTGTCTGAATACTTCGTTATCTGGCGACGCGAAGTCCATGATATCGGCGATGAAAAAAACGGATGTAAGTATTGCGGCGAAGATCCATACAACAATAACGAAACGGCAGTACCGCGAATACGTTTTACCCCCGAGAATGGATATTACGCTCGGTCGGTTCGGCTCGCTGCGGACATTATAAAAAAGTATAAACGTGCAAATGATTACAATCGCATAAACGAAAACGCTGAAAAAAATGAAACCGTCACCCACTATACAACCTCCTTTTGTATAAACGGCGCTAATTTATTAAACATACAGGTTAAAACCCAGCGCCGTTTTCATCATTAAATGTTAAGCCTTACACCAGCTATAAGGTCAAGTCCGAAAGCATTACGTTTTAAATACAATTTGACAGGAGCAAAAATCATGAATCCGGTCACGAATCCTTATGTAAGAGAAGAACTCGACAACCTGGAACGGCAGTTCGGCGCGAAAGCGTACCTTACGCTCGACGAGTACGCGGAATTTTACGGCACCAACCGGCGATGGGCGTCGCAGCATTTGAGGCGCAAGGGCATACCCTTCGCAAAGGAGGGTAAATCGCTCTACATATCCATGATCGACCTTGCGGTGTATAAGGCCAAGTGCAAGGCCGGGCCGGACGGCGCGATCACTTTAATGGGGATCAAGGAAAAGGATAATTCGGCGGAGATGAAGCGCCGCCGGGGCTTTTCGCAGATGGCCGAAAAACGCAGACTGGGCACGTAATTGAAAAATTGAAAGGACTTGATGAAAATGGAATTTAAGGCAGATGAATGGCAAGCCGAAGGAAAGCGGCGATTCGGCGATGATTATAAGAATTGGAAATTCGTATGTCCTGCATGTGGACGTATAAATACGGGGAGTGAATTTAATGAAGTAGGCGCAAAACCGAACGATATGTATTCTACCTGCATTGGTCGTCATAACGGTAAAGGGTTAAAAATGGACGAATTGAAAAAAGATGAAATACCCGAATATGGTTGCGATTGGGCGGCTTTCGGGCTGTTAGGAACGTTAGGCCGTGGTGACACCATATTACGTGAGGACGGTAAAAAAACGGATGTATTCGCATTTGCTAAACCGGATCATTGAATAAAAAAAATGAAAGGGGGCGGTCCTATGAGGGTATTCAGCCGCACGACGAATCGGGCAAGTTGGGGGAACATAAAAAGAAACCGCCATATATAGGCGGCGAGAACCGGGCAAAGCCCGGCAAGAGACGGTCCTATTATACGGGATCGGCGGCGGATGTCAAGGGCGGGTCGGATTCCAGGGTTAATCTCCCGCCCGGGCATTCGTCCGGATAATACCCGTAATATCCATTCAGCATACTCAATTTATTCGACTTTTACACGCGGAGGCATCACATGCGCCATACTTAGACGTTTATCGGTCTGAAAATTTTGAAAAGTGGAATTACCTAAAAATAAATAGATAGAGCGGCCAAGGGATGAACCATGGATTTTTTACGTCAGCTCGACGCGTTTTACGGCAGGATGGAGTACCGCGAACCGTTGACTTCGAGTGCTATCGCGCTCTATAGCGCGCTCTTGCAAGTAGATAGAAAACTCGGATGGCGGGAAACTTTCACTGCGTCGAATAAAACGCTGGAAGTCTTATCGGGATTATCCGGTATGTCCCTGCACAGGGCCAAGAACGAACTGGCCCGCAACGGGCTGCTTATCTATAAAGGGGGTAAAAATCGGTATAAGGCGTCGTGGTACAGCCTGCCGGTTCTGTATGATACGGAATCCGGAGACGAAAACGGAGAAAATATTGTAGCGTCTCATATTGATACGGTAAACGATATGGTAAACGATATGGTAGACGATACGGTAAACGGTACGGTAGACGGTATGGTAAACGGTATGGTAAAAAAACCGGCTCCCGGAACGGCGGGCGATGCCTATATCAAAAATAATATAAATAATAAAAAAAACAATAAAAACATAAATTTCAGTCATGTCAGTCATGTCAGTCAATCTTTGGATTTAGATCTAAAACCGGACGGACAAAAACCCGACGGACGGGACGGACAGGACGGACAGAGTCCGGACGGACCATATCTGGACAAGGCGGATAATAACCAGAGAATCGTCGAATCCGCCGGGGCGATCGTTTCGGACGTCCCGGACGACGCCGAAATGTCCCGGAAAATCGAGGATTACCGGGAGGCCGTCAAGGCCAACATCGAATATGACGGTTTGATAAACATATACCGCCACAAAACGGACCTTGTGGACGAGATCGTGGGGATCATCGTCGACACGAATTTTACCGAAAGGGCTTACTTTACCATTAACCGCAGCTTTAAGCCGAAAGCGCTCGTAATTGATCAACTGTCAAAACTCACTTACAGCAACGTCGAGCTCGCGATCGACCAGTTTTTAGCCGTCGACGCGCCTATAAAAAACAAAAAGGGATACATCCTCACGACGCTGTACAACAGCGTGATGGAGACGGAGGCGCACTACTCCAATCTGTACGAGAGCAATAAATACAAATAACGTGACTTAAGGATAGATATATATGCCTAAGACAGCCCTGGAGGCCAAGCGCGGCAACATTTTTTTGATCGAGCCGGAGCGGCTCACCCTGGTGACGGACAGGGGAAGCCCGTTGTTCGACCCGCGGGCGGAGGACGCGCCGGACGAGGCCATGGTGGCCAACGTCGCGATGTACGGGATCATCGAGCCGGTGGTCGTCCGCAAAAACGGCGAAAAGATAGAGGTCGTCGCGGGCCGGCGGCGGGTGGCCGCGGCGCTGGAGGCCAACCGGCGGCTTGCGGAAAACGGGATGAAGACGATGTTGGTCCCGGTTATCATCCGCGGCGGCGAGGACGCGGACATTTTCGGCGTGATGATCTCGGAAAACGAGATCCGGCAAGACGACAGCATGGTAAGAAAAGGCGAAAAATGCCGAAAATTGTTGAATTTAGGTTACACCGTTAACTCCATAGCCGCGGTCTTCGGCGTGACGCGCCAGGCGGTGGATAACTGGCTCGCGGCGGACGAGCTGCCCGAGCCGATACGGACGGCCGTCGAAGGCGGCGAAGTTTCCGCGACCGCGGCGATAAAGTTGTCGGGTTTTTCGCGCGAAGAGCAGGAGCGAAGATTTGAGGATTTAAAGGATAAGGACGTAAAACCCACGGTGCAGGCGGTTAAGACCGCGGCGGCGTCCGCGGAAAACGTGCCCCTGCCGCGGATGCGGTCGCAGGCGGAGATTGCGAAAAAGTTGAAAAGGCGGTTTTTCGACGGGTCGGTGGTTGTGGACGGAGAAGACGTCGGGGACGAGGACGAAACCGTGGATGAGGGCAAGAACGCAGACAATACCGACCGTTACGCGCAGGGATACCGCGCCGCGCTGCGGTGGGTGCTGGGGTTGGATTGATATAAGGCGACGCGGACGGAGTATAACCGTCGAGGGGTTGAGGGGAATGAAGTTCGAGGCAATGGACAGAGAAGGAAAAGTAAAGATGAGCACGGAGGAGCCGGGGTGCGTTTACCCGGAGGACGTGCTGAGGGATATGGAAAAGGCTGGGTATACGTTTCGAATGGACGGAAGGAAATGCAGAGCGGGGGAAGTAACAATCAATTTTCCGTTTGAAGGGCAGATTGGGTTGTATGAATAATTTAGTTCAAGTGATTCCAAGTAATAAATCTAAAATAACCAATATATTAAAATACCCCGGTAGCAAATGGAATATCGCGGACTGGATCGTATCCCATTTTCCTATGGGCTACGAAAAAATGAACTACTTGGAACCATTTTTCGGATCCGGCAGCATATTTTTTACAAAAAACAGGTCCGTTTTGGAAACGATAAACGATTTGGACGAAAACGTGGTCAACCTTTTTCGTGTATGCCGCGATTATCCGGAGCAGCTTGCCAAAGCAGTATATCTTACCCCGTGGTCCCGCACGGAATATAAGCGTTCGTATGAAACAATAGATGAACCGGTCGAAAAGGCGAGGCGTTACCTCGTCCGGATGTGGCAAGCGATAGGCGCAAAATCGAGTAATTCCACAGGCTGGCGGAAAAACATAAAAGGCGTCAACGGCAACGTAACAAGGTTTCATTTATCGTTGCCGGAAAATATTTTATCGGTAGTGCAACGTTTAAAACATTCGGAAGGTAGTCATATCGTACAAATCGAAAACAAAAACGCCTTCGAACTTATTAAAAACCATAACGAATATAACACGTTGATATACGCCGACCCGCCTTACGTCTTAAAGACGCGCAACGGTCGAATTTATAAACACGAATTTACGGACGAAGATCATCGGTATTTACTCGATATCCTGCGGAAACACAAGGGACCAGTCGTTATATCAGGGTATAAAAATGAGATATACGACGTAACCTTAAACGATTGGTTTCGATATGAAATTTCCGCGCGTACAGAGGCTCAAAAAATAAAGATTGAAGTTTTATGGTGTAACTATGAGGCGGATAGGCAGATAACGCTTGATGATTAAAACGTCCTGCGGAGGGACATATCGGGTTATATGAATAGTCAACCCCAATGATTCTAAGAAATTTATCGAAGACAATTTCAAAAATGAGGGTTTTTTAATATGAGGTATGACTTTTATAAAGCATCTTCACCTTATGAAATAGGCGACACAATTATATATCAAGGGGAACATAAAATTATAACCGATATTTTATTTTTACATTTTACCAAGTCAAAAAAAACAGATATTAAGTACGAACTCGATGATAATAAAACTTTTATTTCTTTATCTATAGATCAAAACGAAATAATTAGATGATTTAACATTTGAAAACTTTCGGGAAGGAATTCCTTGCCGTGACAGATGCTGAAAAAATTAAAATGCTCGAAAAAATAACCGGAAAGAAGCCCCTCCACCGTCCCGACGGCAAAGAGACAATGCAGGAGCTCCACGGCGTACGTTCGGATAAAACGTGCAGGGAGTGCATACATTGCAAGAGATTGCTATACGGTAGGACGATTTACAAATGTGATTTATGGCATGTTAACCACAGCCAAAAAACGGACATTAGGGTAACCGGCCCGGCCTGCGGGAAATTTAAGCCGCATGAGATAAAATAAGCGCGAAAGGATTAACACGTGTTTATCTCTTTTAAAGAGCTTGAGCGCGAACAGGCGCAAGGCCTCGACTATAAAATAGCCTCCGCGGTTTCCGCGATACAAAAAGCGTACGGCGTCAGCAAACACCGCGCCGCGATAGCGTTTTCCGGCGGCAAGGACTCGACCGTACTGTGGCACTTGATACGCACTAATTTCCCGGAGCAAGCTGCGAAAACTTACGTTATCTATGGCAATACTGGCGTCGAGTATCCGGAGTGCCTCCGTTTCGCCCGCGCTCTCGGTAAAAACTGGGGACCGGGACTGTTTCACGAGGCGCACCCGGAAAAAACCGACACCTTCGGCCTTAAATACAAGGCGCAGAAAGCCGTATTGGATCATGTCGCGGAAACAGGACGACTCGGCGAGATACTCAAGCCCGACGGAAAGCTCAAAAGCACGTCCGCGCTCGAAAACGTCTGCCCGGCGGATATGATGGAAAAATTCGCAAGCGAAAAACTCGTCTGGCCGGTAGGCACGCGCAAAACTTATTGGTGGTGCGTAGATCAATACGGCTGGCCCCTGCTCGGCAAGGCGGCGTCGATGCTCAAAGCCCGGCGGATAAATATTGATTGTTTTTTAAAATATTCGAATAGCGCGAGCGAAAAAGGGAAACTTTTGGCATATTACAAACTGCTCAAGCGTGTGAAATTTTCCCAGGCATGCTGCGATATACTCAAAAAGGAGCCGTCGGAGAAGCTGCAGGCCGAGTTAGACGTCGACGTGGTTTTCAAGGGCCTAATGGCCTCGGAGAGCAGATCGCGGCAGACGAACTTCGTCACCCGAGGGTATCTGTTTGAGTCGACCCGTGAACATTTACAGGGCGACAGTTTTTGGCATTGCAACCCGATGTCTATTTGGACGGATGACGATGTATGGGCGTACATCCGCCGGTTCGGCGTGCCGTACTCGACGCTGTACGACATGGGTTACACCGACGCCGGCGGCGTCTGCCGAAAAATCAAGCGCAACGGCTGTATGGGCTGCGGTACGGATTTAATGTACCCAAATAATCATATGTCCATGCTCCGCCGGACTCATCCGAAACAATGGGACGCCTTCATGCGGCTTGGGATGGCCGCGGAGATACAAAATTTACAGATTGAAAAACGTAACGGGCAGATGTCTATTTTCGACTTCGCGGCCGCGAATCCGGACCACGCGGATGAGGTTATCGGGCGGATCATAGACGAGAGACCCTGCGTTTTCGACCGTATCGACAGATTAGTAATTGATGATGAGATGTGGCCCGGCGAAACGCCGGAGTATGACCCGGAGGTGGGGGAGGAAAGGATGATAAAACTCACATGACCGCGTCCGAACTTTTTGCCGGGCCGGAGCGCAACCCGGGCCCGAACGTTTGCTACTACTGCGGCGCGCCCTGCGACGATACTTATCTGACAAAAACTTACGTGCGGGACACGTTTACCAACCGGGACGTCGTCAAGTACCCATCGTCCGATCACGTGTGCCGGGGCTGCGTCCTGTCCATGGGCGACGGATGGGAGAACATGCCGATGCTGGACGGGAGCGTCAAGGGATTCGACCCGCAGACGACGAATCCGCGCAGCCTCGCGCCGAGGTTGTACTCCTGGCTGATTTCGGTCGAAAAACGTCTCGCTTTTACCAAAGCCCATATCGGGTTGATACGCGGGATCCTCACGGAGCCTGATAAACTTCCGGAGCCGCCCTTTACGGTTGTGCTGACCGACAGCGGACAAAAGCAGCTAATCTTTCGCGCGCCGGTCGCGCTCAAAAAAGACGCTTTCGAAGTGATGTTAGAGGATCAAGCGATAGAGATAACGCCCGAAAAATTGAGCACGCGGCTACGCACCGCGAATCAGATATCGACGAAACTTGGTAAACCTATATTGTCGTCGCACATAAATATGAACACATATATCGCAGCGCGCAAATGGCATTTGGAACCTTTTCTTAACGAATGGCAGGCGCTGCGTAACGAGCCGTTGTCCCGGCTCGCGGCATGGCTGGCGGAACCTAAAGAAAAATAATGGGAGGCAAACGCATGAAAATAATTGGACACATTGATTTTACACCGGTCGAAAATTGCAAAAACCCCGATACATACGGTTATATTTGCGTTAAGTGCAATGATTGCGGGCGGTTTGATTCAAACGGAACTTTAAAATCGGAATCTAAAATAAAAGAGGAGGAGTGCACATGATCCAATTTTCCGCGGAGCAGTTTCGTCAACGCCTCGCCGGGTTGGAATCCCCCGAACGGCGTTTCGACGAGGACGAGATCGAGGACATGAAGACGGTAGCCGTCCTGATGATACGGGCGCTGCGCGACGTCTTCGGGGATTCGCTCGACCGTAAGACGGTTTGGGAGCGCATATCGGGAGGTATCGTCGTCGCCGCCGCGAAAACCGGCGGAAGCCAGTTTTCCATAGGCGACAAATTCATCGCGGCCCTGCTGGATCACGTTAAGGCAAGCGCCAACGCGGTGGTGGGCAGCGACAACCTAAAAGCCGCGACGGCGGCGGTCAATCAAATGTCCAGGGACGGACAAAGGCAGTTTATCCGGACATGCGTCGAGTACCGTATGATCCTTTGCCTGGAGGCGCGCGAATCAGTGCTGCTGGAAAGCGCCGGCAAAACGGCGAGGATCCCAGACGTCAATCCCCTAAAAACCGGCGAAGAAGAGGAGGCGGAAGGCGATGCATGAGATAAAAACGGTGAAACTCCATGCGCTCTCCACGGCGCTGTCCCCACTGACGCACATGCAGGGCAATCAAGGCAACGAGGCGGTTATCAACCGCACGCGCGTCATGTACGTGGGCAGGGTTTGCGAGGTCCCGGCGTTGTCCGGCAACGCGATCCGGCACAAGATGGTCCGCGAACCCGGCGCCAATTTTTTGGTCATGGAGTGCGGCTTGTACGGTAAGCTCAATATCGACCAGGCCAATTTTCTTTTTTACGGCGGAAGCCTGACGGAAAGCGCGATTTCGGACAACCTCGGAAAAATCGCCGCGATGCAGGAGTTACTGCCACTCTACCGCCTGCTGGGCGGCAGCTTGAAAAACCAGGTGCTGGCCGGCAGCTTATTGGTCGGGATGGGAACGCTTATATGCGAGGAAAACCGGGACGTCCTGGAAAAATCGCTGCCGGAGGAATTGATTTACGGGATGCCGGAACTGCGCTCCTGCGAAGACTACGTCTCCGGGTACCAGTACACAAGGGGGGATGCTGCGAAACGTCCGGATTTACTCGCGACGGATATCTGCGACGCCGATGGGCGCGAAAAGTCCAACCAAATGATATATGCGGGCCAGCACGTGATACCGGGCGCTGTTTTTTATCACAGGTTTATTTTACAAAACGTCAACCGTATTGAAGTCGGCGCGCTGTACGCGGCGCTCTTGGACTGGGGCGCGAACGACGGCACCATGGGCGGGTCGGGGCGGATCGGGCACGGCAGCATTAAAACGGAGATATATGCCGATGGTACAAATTTTTTCGGCGACGAGTTGGACCTAAAGGCTTACGCAGACGAATACCGCGAATATGTCAGGGACCATAAAAACGGCATAATCGCCTGGCTTAACGAAGCTTTCCCCGTATACGACAGGGCGGCTAAGGCAAAAGCGAAACCGGCGGGGAAAACCGGCAGGAAAACCGGCGATCCGGTGAATACGCAATCGGACGCAGCTTTTGATACGTCCGCGGATCTATCCATGGAAAAATTTGCTTCGCAAATGGATTTTTTTGACGCCGCGGACTCTTTACCCGACGCGGATACGGAGGCATAAGCGATGGGCGATTCGCATGGAAGGCATCCCCTCAAAAATTGGCTCGTTTCGGCGTGGCTGTCGACGCCGTTGTGCGGCGACCCGCCGCAGTTGGACGCCGTCCTGCAATGGGAGATGGCCAACCGCCTGGGCCTTAAGCACGCCAAAAAAACCGGCAGGTGGACGCCGCCGGATGAGATCGAGGACGTGCCTATTAGCCTCGCGAAACGTACAGTCAACGGCAGGGACATACATTGTTGCAGTTCGCCCATCATCCCGCCTTTATATGCGCAGGAAGCCGGTTATATCGAAAAAATACCATCCGAGTGGGTGGACCATACGGGCAAGCGTTTCGAATCGGCGAAAATGGCCGGGATAATAGCGCCGGAATACCGAAAATCGGTATTGACCGCCTCCGGACCGTATAAGCAAAGGTTCGTCCCGGAGCGCGTGCGGCTCGTACCGCGGGTTTGTTGGTTCCTCCGGGGAGACCGCGAGGGGATAAATAAACTGCTTATCCGGATTTATGCCTTGGGCCGACACAGGTCGATAGGGTACGGAGCGGTTTGGAAATGGACTTTTGACGAGGTCGCGAATGATTATTCTATTTTTACGCCGTGTAACGGCAAAATAATACTTATGAGGATTTTACCCGTTGGCGAGGATCTCAACAACGTTTGCGGGTACAGGCTTTCGTTCGGCGGATACCGTGCGCCGTACTGGCACCCGGCGTATCAAACCGAGGTCGCGGTGCCTTGTTGAGGACGGGGAAAAACGACCACGGACCCATACACGCGGCGAAGGTATGCGTCCTATGCGCTTTGCTCGGGGCAAAATTGGAGCTTCCGATCGACAACATTTATATACTGATGTTCGCGGCGATCGCACACGATTCCGGCAGGACCGATAATAAGGACGACAGGAAACACGGGGCCTTGGGCGTAAAAACCCTTCTCTTCGCGGACATGGAAACGACGAGGGATTTGGTCGCACTGCATTCGCAGCCGGACTCGTATATTAACAAAATCGCCTCGGAAGAAATAGAATCACTCGCGATGATATTTAAGGACGCCGACGTGCTGGACAGGGTCCGAACCGGCGACCTGGAAGAAAAATACCTCCGGACGGACGAGGCCAAAAGCCTCGTCCGGTTCGCGCGGGAGTTGAATTTATGCTTATCGAAAGTGACCGATTGACGGACGCCGATCGTTATCACTGGTACCAAATGCTTGAGCTGGACGAACTGCATTCCCGGACAGGTATGTACAAAACGCACGTTAAATTAACTATGGAAATAATTGTAAAGTTTATTGAAAAGAACCTGAACTACTATGTCGCCGTCTCCTGGGGTAAAGACAGCGTCGTTTTAGCCCATATGTTCCATTTTGCCAGCGCGAAATGCAAATATTACTATCTGCACAACATTTTTAGGGAAACTGAAGGCTGCCTTGCTGTTCGGAATGAATTTTTAAGCAGATATCCGATCGAATACGAGGAAATCGTATACAATTACGCCGAAGCCGACGAAACCTATTTCGACTTAAAGGGAAGGCCCGCGAAATGGTACAACATCAGAAAAGGCTTGCATAAAAAACACGATATACACGTGACGGGTGTCAGAAGCGACGAAAGCGCGGAACGGAGGATGCGTTTTAAATATTTCGGGCTGGAAACGGAAAAAACCTTCGCGCCGTTTATGCATATGGAAGCGCGGGACATTTTCGCATATCTGTTGGTTAACGATTTGCCCACCCACCCGAATTACGCCATGACCGGCGGCGGCAGGTGGGACAAATACAGGATTCGAGTTTCGGCGCTCGGGCACGAACGCGGCGCGGGCATCGGCCGCACGAATTGGGAAACAGAGTATTATCCGGACAGGATGAGCAGGATAAAAAAGGCGGAATACGATGATATCCATTTTCGCAGTGAA